TGGCGAACATGCAAGCGGCAACAAGGGCGATGATGAGGGCCTCTTGCCATTTTAGCGGGTTAGTGGGAAGAATGGTGGCCACGATGCCCACGGCGGCACCTTCCATAATGTACTTCATTAGGCGAGTGGTGATTTCTTGAAAGTCGAATGTGTAATCCATTTTACTTAACCAAGAGAAATTTATTTAAGAGATCGTCAGTACATAAATTAAATAAATGTCGTCCTCTCTTGTTCCCACTAAAGAAGTTGATTACCTTGACGAAGATAAATCGCTAAAGGGGCAAAACTATGTGTGCCTGTCCTTTATTTCGCCCGAGCAAGTCATTAAAAATAAGGATGTTTATGCCATGAACAAATTCCTCGGCCAATTTTCGGGCCAAGTCGCTGAGCTATTCGAAAATCTAAAAACACGCTTTCCGGAATCGAAAGATATCATTGATGGCATTGCAGAAAACCACAAGTTCGTTTTCAACGGAGCCGAGCTTGAAGAGCAATATAAGTTCTACCGCTCTATGCACGACGCCGACATTGACCGTGAGTTCTCGGCAGAAAACGACTTCCAAACGTGTGTGCGCGGCATCAAGGTACGTGGTGTCTTTGACACTCTCAAAGAGGCACAAGTGCGTGCTGAAGTTCTCAAGCGCATGGGCGATAAATTCGACATCTTTATTGGTCAAGTTGGTTGCTGGTGCCCGTGGTCTCCGAGCCCCGAAGCGCTTGATGACCAAGAGTATGCCGACACGGCTCTGAATACACTCATGAAGAAGTACAAAGAGAACATGAACCTGCGTGACGAGCAGTATGAACAACGCAAGCAAGATAAAATGCAAAAGGCCATGAACTCTGCAAAAGACGCATGGATGGCCAACAAAGAGGACGCTGGTGCGAGCGATGCGGCCGGCGAGGATGTCACTCCTCCCGAAGGCGAAGCTTCGGCATGATTTTGTGGTTCAGCCTCACAAAATGATATATCATAAATATGATAGAGATGAAAGCAATTGCTGTGTTTCTCTTGTTCGTAGGATCCATTCTAATCGTACAAGGGTATTATAGCAAATCGTCAAAGGGCGCATGCCCCACTCCCGAAGTTGAGATTAAATACTTACCATTATCGGTTTATGAAGAGCAACTATCGGATGAAAATAAAGTTAGCAAACAGTTCAAGAGCCTCTTCGAAGACATTTCAACTTGGCCAACGGTAAGAAATTGACGAGCCGCCCTTATTTTTATGCCATTCTACAAGTAAGTAATGACAACGGAACCCGAACATCGTCGGGACACAGCCTATTATGCTTTTTTCAAAACACTTACTGACCATGTCGTAGATGATGTACATACTACCTTTGCTAAAGTGCAGTCAGCATATGATGAGGTTGTTGCAAAAAGCACATTGAATCAACAACACGACCAAGCATTAAATCTTCAGTACTTCAAGGATCACGAAAATAAACGCATAAAGCATCAATCAAACTTTGATCAAGCCAATTATGAGTATAAGGCGACTTACGAAAAAATGCTTTTGGAACCCATGGGGCCGCATCGTCACGAGAAGGTCAATGACTATCTTTCGGCCTTTGATCAGGTATTGGATGCATCTAAAGTTCAAAGTGGTGTTTTTACAAAATACACCATACTCAAAAAAGATAATATCATAGATGAATAGATGACACCAAGACGATTTGAGTTTCAATGGCTCTGGTTTGTAATATCATTTAGCTTTGGCATACTTTATGTCTATCTGGTACATCCAACAATGCCTATAGTAATCAAGTATCCCACCCCCATCAATGCAGGCAAAGTCATCTATAAGGATACCTCGAATAAGTGCTATACGTATGCCGCAAAGCATGTTTCATGCCCAATGCACCCCATCGAGCAAAATATTGTGCCTGTATAAGGTAGAATGTCGCGTATGCGTGTCGCGGTCGATTACCTCCTGTATGACAAGAAGGGGCAAGTAGTCGTATCAATAATTCTAGGATTGGGATTCAGCCTCATGTTTCAAAGGGTATGCAAGGACCGTACCAAATGCATTGTTCTTTATGCTCCTCCGATCCACGAGGTTCAAAACGCAGTCTATAAAATTGACGATGAATGCTATAAATACACAACCAAAGAAGCCAAATGCACGCCTTCTGCGATTCCACCGCACCCCTAAGTGGTAGTTGGTACGGGTAGTTGGTACGTTTAATTTATATTTTTTATAGCCTTGTCATAATTTAGAGATAAACTCAAATGGCAAGCATGGCAACACCAATTAATAAACTTCCTGCGGATGCTTATGTACAAGGAGAAACGGATGACATGGTTAGCGCTGTTCTTGAAGACATGGAGAAGGAGATGGCTGCAAGCGAACCGCCTAAAAAACAAGTTCAATTTCAACCGCAAGCGCAACCAACCTACAGAGTGGTTCCTCCCGAGTACTTTTCTCCGCCGCCTCAAGCAAGCTGGATGACCATTGACATGGAGAACCTAAAGCAGGCTGGCGTCATTGTGGTCCTCAGTTTTCTAATCTTTCAGCCGAACTTGACAAGCATTATATATGAAAAACTCCCAAAGCTCTCGATCCTTGCATCGTATGATCTTTTTGTCAGAGCGGCACTCATGGGCGTTTTCTTTTACGTTATACTGACTCATGTGAGAATATAATCTGTTTTCTTAATAGAATATGAATTCTTTGTCAAGCTTGCCCCTACAGTTATCCAATGCCATGGAGGCTCTTCTACCGCGCATGGAGATACCGCAAATGGAGATGCCCCAAGTGCCTTCCACCGAGCCGTTTGTTTCGGAGGAGGACAGCAAAACAATAGTCAGCAACGTATTCATATCCGTTGGACTTATGATCGGTGCCATGATTATCACCGGTATCTTTTACTGGGCTTTTAACAAAAATGTTCTATTGTTCATTACCATCATGTCGGCATTGGTATTTCTATACACAATAAAGGTGCTCATTATCACAGCGATGATGCGATCTAACTACAAGTCCCAACGCATGTTCATGACCATGATGGGCGGAACAGTGTTCATGTGCCTGCTTTCACTCATCCTAACCATCATGTTTGCAATCAAATCTAGCTCGGCGTCCCGCTCAAGCGCAACACCTTCCTACATACCTTCGAACGTGAATGACTATATTAATCAATAGTTCGACGGGGAAACATGACGATCAAGCCCAGGCATGACCTTGTCCATTCCTTGCGCACCAAACACATTTCCTTCAATGCCAATCATTTCTCTATCATAATCCGTATCATCAACAACATTGGATTGTGCAGCTTTCAAGTGCTCCTCCGTCACATATGCACTGCCCGTTCCCAAAATGTCACCATAGCTTTTCGTGAAGGCCCAGTCAAACACGTTAAAGTTTGCCTTGTTGAGACGGAAGTAAGCTAGGAACAACGCCACGGACAAAATGGTTCCCACAATCACATCGTACATGACAAGTATGAAAATGATGAACGTCCCGGCCACCATTTGCATTTCTTCGTTACGTAGCCATTCAAGCTTTCCCACATCTGTTATTGTGATCAAGACCAATACAATCAATGACAAAATACGAAGAAAGTAGTGCATTGAAATTCTCTAAATCTATGGTATATAATTTATTCAATTCATTCATCATCATCAAATTCATACTTTCGACGCAACGGCACCACCTCAACAACATCACAAGCACCGCCGCCCTTGTCTTCGTCATCCGAATCGTCGTCATCTTCTCCATCTTTGTTACTTTTGTTCTTTGCAAAAGAGTAACCATTCTTCTTGTAAAAGGTAATGCGGCGGAATCCTTGATTCTTGAAAAGGCTAAATTGATCCCAAACGTCGATGACAAGTGGAATACACTGTCGTTCGTGTGCTTTTTGTCGTTGAATGCGACCAATTGGCTGCTCAATGGCCGATATCGGTGATGCAAGTATTAAAGTATTCAAGGCTGGTACGTCCATGCCTTCGCTTGCTAATGCGAATGTACCTAGCAATATTTTTTGTCCTTCGCTTGCCTTCAAATCAGCCTCTTTCATGCCACCAACATAGTATCCAATGGTCCCCAAGCCTTGTTCTTTGATCATGCATTCTAGAGTCTGCAGGTGTTTGCGACGATCGCTTAAAATGAGTACTTTTCTGTTCGGCTCTTTGTCAAGCACCTCTTTTAATGTCTTTATAATGAGCTCATTGCGCGGCCGGAAATCAGTGATGGCGTTGATCATTTGTGCAACATTCAGTTTTCCATTATACATAAACCGCTCACGTCCATAATCGGGATGTGGGTCGTAGAACGGTACAATTTTCACTATCAAATCAGACTCCAGTCTCTTTTTCAAAACGAACACTGGCTTCCCTATGAACCACTCGAACACTTTTCGCAAACCATCCTTGCGGTCAAGCGTTGCAGAAAGACCAAGGATATAGGGCGACGTTATTTTATGAAGGGCGCGCGAAAATACTTCTGCACTTGTGTGATGACATTCGTCCAATATTACAAATCCAAATTCCTGGAAGATGCTATCAGGATAGTCCTTCATCGCAAGACTTTGAAGACTCGCAAGGACAATGTCTTTGTTCTCAACATCCACCTTGTTTTGCTTGATGCGACCCACCCTAGCCGTAGGTATAAACTCCTCGATGCGCTCTCGCCACTGATTCATCAAAAACTCTTTGTGGCAGATGACAAGCGTCTTTGTTTTTAATCGACATGCAATATTAAGTCCCATGAGTGTCTTTCCGAAACCGCAACCAACTGAGATGATGCCGCCGCCTCGTGATGGGTCCGCACAAGACTCCATAAAAAGTTGCACCGGTTCTTCTTGTTCTGCACGAAGGCTTCCTTTGAAAATAAGCGCGGCATCATTGCCCTTGTGTAATGTATTTACGGTAGGCTTTCCGAATTTTTCAAGTCCAAATGCCTTGGGCATGTAGAACTTTTTTGTGCTTTCGCGATACACGGGGAATGCTTTGATGTCTTCTGCATTTGGCATATCTGGATGCACTCGCGGTTTTGCGGTGAGTAGCTTGCGCAACACCTCTATTTGTGATTCATTCCCCACCATGTCAATGGCATACCCACGACTAGAGAGATACGTTTTCAGTGTCATTGTATATTATATGTTGATTTGTATAAATCACTTTTTTTCCACGAGCACGTGATTGCACAAAGGACATATTGGTTTCTTTGTGAGCCATTCGGTTATACATGATGAACAAAATGTGTGATTGCAAATCGTTTTCCTCACATCTTTTTTTGTGTTTTGGATTGAGTCAAGACAGATTGGACAAAATTCATCATCACGGGTTGCATCACGGTCCAATGGAGCTATCAAGTCAATTTGCGATGCCTGCTCGACCTCGAAGCAATATAGATGAAACAGCAAGCCACTTGTGTAAATTATACTTGCAAGAAGCAAAACTTCACTTATCATCATGGATATATGGGCGCTATATCATAACACGTTTATTCTCTTTATGATAAGTAGAATGTCTTTCCTAAAAATTTACTTTGCCCTCCTTGCCGTCGTCATTATTGCATTATTTTATGGAATGGCGATACGCCCACGCAACGTGCAACTTACTTCTTCTGTAACTTCACAACAAGTGCGCGCACCCGAGCCCCCGAAGAACACAATAGATGCCTACTTTCCCACTTCCGTGAGTGACGTACCAGAAGATGACAAGATGGGCCCATTAGGCACGTGCCCACCAAGCAAGCCATTCTCAACCGACCTTCCTTTGCCTAATATTCCGATGTGCATGGCCCGGTCCAAAGACAATATGAAACTACATGTTCTCTAAAAAATGATGTTAAGGACTGTTCAATTTATTTATTAAAGACACAGTCGCCGCCATGCACACGGGTATTATTTCTTTTTGCGATCGTATTGGTTTCAATATTAAATCATCGGATGTGAAAGATGCCATTCTGAATGAATTAGAGTCAAAATATAATTTGAGGATTCTACAAAAGCATTGGTACCGTTTGGATGCAGCAAGTGTATCGCATTTAGATCGTTCTCCTCACTATGCGTGTCTCCGATCAAACGGAAATCCATACTTTATGTTTTTCACACGCTATGAGGATACCAACATTATTTACTTTGTCGATAAAAAAGTACAGCCTGGATACGAGAAGCCGCGAATTATTCTAGGGAAGGGTCGGTTTGCAGATCATATTTTTGATGGTACAATTTTGGATGGTGAAATGGTCAAGGATTTCAATGGTGGCTGGATGTTTTTGATCAATGATATGCTCGCACTAGCGGGCCGCACACTTTACAACCAAATTCTTCCGAATCGCATTCAAATGGTGTATGCAATGTTTGATAAGAGCTTCATTCCGGATGACATGTTTGATGTATGTCTCTTTCAAGTCAAAAAATACTTCCCATGTGCCCCCACTGAACTCGATGATCTCCTTGCATTCTCACAAGCCCTTCCATACACAAACCGGGGCCTTTACTTCTGGCCACAGTCTTTGAAATACAAACCAAAGCTGTACAATTTTAACGATGCACTCATCAAGTCGGTTGTTCGAAAAGTAAAGGACAATCCCGAATTCAAGGAAATAAAAGAAATGAAAAAATTGGATGATCTGGTTCTTATTACACCCGTGTCGCCACATCCGAATCCAATTCCCACCCACATGTTGCCGCCCCCGCCGCCGTCTCCACGTCCGCTGCCGCCTCCACCTCCGTATCCGTCTCCGCCATCTATACCGGCGCGTTCTCTGCCACCAACATCGGACTCTGAAAAGATTCTTCAGCTGCGAAAGACAGAGAATCCCGATGTGTATGATATTTATGATGGGTCGTCAAAGAACTTGGGTATTGCTCATGTGGCAACCCTGAAAACTAGCAAAATGCTAAGGGCGGTCTTTAAGGACATGACAGTTGCAGTAAGCACCGCGTTTGTGTGCAAATACAAAAATGAGTGTGGGAAATGGGAGCCTCTTCGTCCTCTCATGTAATTTTCAATACAAACTGGTCAAGATCGGCCTGGTTTTTGGAGATATCGACATTCAGCGAATGTGCATATCTAATATACACGTAATGCATATCATCTGGTTCAACGTGATCATGAATTAAATGCATGCGGCTGTTAATTTTGTAACTTGTTTTTGCAACTTGGATGTCGTGTGTTGCCTCCATTGTGCTTGGAAATCGGTGTATCGGCAAACTGTCCTCATGAACTGCCATAACATAGAATGGCAGTGTGATCGCATCACACTTTACGTTTCGGCTTATAACCTTTTGATGGTCATTCAACATATCGAAAGAATATACGAGATCACGATAATTGAACTCCTTAAATTTCGAAAGTTGTTTTGGGTTTCGTTGAAGGTTACTTAGCAGAGGAGGTCTCTGATCCCACCCCAATTTTATCATGTTTGTAATAATTTCACTTTTGCCGGGCGGCATGATGTAAAATTCCACAACATTCACTTGACTATCGCCTAGAAAAGATTCAATCTGGAGAGTCATATTTACTGCTTAGCACAACCGACTTGTATTTCAAGTATCACTCAATTTTTGGCTTAAGTAAAAATTGATAATAAAGCTCAGAAGAGTATTTGATCTAAAAGAGGAATAAAACTATGTCTCATAAATGTCGCGAAACCGTCGTCTTGGCCTATCAAGAATTGGGCTTGTCCGAATTAGAATCTCAAGATCTCGAAATTGGTATATTTAATTCAAGTATCGACTATGCAAAACTCAAGGGCGTGCCCGCGTCGTGGATGTGTGATATATTTGTTGAAGTTTATCACTCCAAGTGTCGGAACATTTTTGCGAATTTGAAAAAGGATTCATATGTGAAAAATGAGCGGCTCATGGATCGTCTTCGCGATCGCGAATTTTTGCCTCATGAGCTTGCGGCGATGAAGTACGACAATCTGTATCCTGAGCGTTGGAAGGAGATTATTGATCAAAAGTCTCTAAAGAGCCGAGCGGCATACGAGCAGTCGGCTGCTGCAATGACGGACCAATACACATGTGGAAAGTGCAAGAAAAAGAAGATTTCATACTACGAGCTCCAAACAAGATCAGCAGACGAGCCTTCGACGCATTTCTTCACATGTTTGCATTGCGGCCACCGCTGGAAGAATTAAAATACACTTTGTAATAAACAAACTTACAAAAATTATTGAAATAAAGAATTATGTTACACGCTCACTCGATCGATTAAATGTTGCCTGTTTCAAAATTGCGCAGCAAATGACGAACGGCTACAAGATCCAAATCGCTTACTGCCCAGTACTCTGTTTTGTTATTTGGCATGGCCCGCTTGACCATGTATGGTAGTTTGCCTTCCATGAGCTCACGTATCGCAACCGCTCTCAGATCCATATTTGATTTTACATGTAAATTTCCAACATCCACGAGGGGTGGGGCACCACGCGAAATATGCATGGTGCGCAAACCAATGAGCTGGTTGAACTCGTACTTGGTCATGATGTTTTTGGACACATAACTTTTCGTGTCCCTGTTCAAAATTTTCTCAATGTCGTCGGCAACGGTAGTGCTCGCCATCCTTTATCCTTTATTAATATAGACTTATCTTTTCTCTTTACATCACTTTTTGGACTCTGTCCTCCAAGAGTGTCCGCAGTAGTCACAACAATAGAAATATTTCATATGGACGGGGTGGTATTTATAAACAATAATTCGGGATTCGTTTTTTGGGCCCGTGCAACCCGAGTTCGTGCATTGAATATCGCTCGTTCTCGGCAAGGTAGGATCGAAACGAATGTACTTGTTGAGATGCTGCATGTAAAGCAAGTCGTCTTCAGAGTAAAGAGTCTCTGTTATCTTGACGGCCTTGGTGCTATCTAACTCTTTGGAAAACAGACAGTGCTTGCAATGTTTAACGAGAGCATCATCTTGTGTCTTCACAAACAGCATATTACGGCAAATGTCGCAGAACTCCATTGGATATGTTTTATCGACCTTCTTTAATATATGAACTATATCATTTTTTGAGGCACTTAAAAACACGGGTCGTTCATCAATCATGCGCAAACTACAACTCTTTTTTGTACATAACAAGGGTCATGCAATTCGTAAAAAGTCACTCGAAAATTTCTCGACAACAATGACAACAATTGCAAGCAAAATGAAAGTGTCGATGCTCACACCAATCGTCGTGTCCGAGCCCACTGATTCAGAAATTGAGCTAAACTTGAAAGAGTACAACGACAAAATTGAGTATGTAAAAACAGGAGATGCTGATTTTGACAAGGCGATGCCCGTGCTGAATGTTCCTCAATTAGCAAATTTGGAAAAACACAAAAAGATTTTACAGGCAATTGCAAATTCTCCTGCCGATGCAAATATTCATTATATGGTTGCAGAAGACGATGCTGCAATTTTACCTGACTTTATCTTGAATATGGAAAGCATGCTTCGCGACCTTGCTGAATACGATTTACTTATTTTGGGCTTAGCGCTCACAACACAAAATGCTTCCCAATTATTCTTGCCCATCCAAGAAATTGGTTGCAAAATTCTACCGAGCAAAGAATGCTATCTAGTGCGTCCTCACATTGCACGTGCATTGGTCGAAGCCATGGCCCCTATTCGCTTCGACATGCGCACTTATTTATCCCATTGGATACATATGAATCCTGAAACCAACACAGTTTTTTACAATAAACGTGTTTGCATTGATGGTAGCAAGCTTGGTCTCTGTCCAAGTACTTTGAAAAATAATAATGTACTTCTCTTCAACCATGAATACATGACCATGCTGCAGCTTCTTCAAAGTGGGGAATCCGTTGAAGTCGCCCGTGTCCGACAACTTTATAAACCGATTGAACGTCTTCAGAATCCGGATGCAATGCATCTCCTTGGTGTTCTCTTGCATAAAGCTGGTAAAAACGACGAAGCCGAAGCCGCTATTTTAGATGCAATTGATGGGATGGTGCGCCAGGCCGGCTTATTGAACCGTGGGTCCGAGATGATACACAATTACATTAATTTATGCCGCCACATCAGCAACAACAAAGAGTATGATGCTTCTCTTGCAAAATATTCCAAATTATATGTCTAGATGGCTCACTGCTCTTTGTTATATTCTTTTTACCACGACTGAAAGGCCATGCTTTTTTCGGTATTGAGAGTCATTTACAAATGCATAGTCCGGTTGTTCTTGCTCGTTGCAACAATCAGGTGATGTATTTTCACAGCCATAGCAAAAGGGGGCGTATCCGCCTTCGTTGTTATATTTCATGAAAGAGGCGCGCTGGACTCCGACGGGAAATTCGCAGAAACCTTTAGAACACCCACCACGCTCATTTGGGTAGTGTGTGTTTGCCTTGAAGAATGGGCAATCCGTATCTTTTTCGCACTTCTGGTCCCAAACTGTAATATTTGGCTTCAGTTCCCCAACAACATTGTATTTTGAATTACAATATGCTTTTGATTCAACTAACAAATCGCCGTAGCAACCAAACCTTGGATCTAGTGCCTCGCTTGAAAACTGAAGTTTTGAAATAAAGTTTTCACTGCCGGCAGCCAAGTCGCGCTTTGCTAAATCGATTAAATGAAACGAATTCTCAACAAGTGTGAGTGATGGTGATTTTGATGTCCAGTTAATTGAAGGTCGTATGATGTCGTTCCGAGAAACCTCGGTCTTCTTGAGATTTGGGTAAAACAATGAGAGTCTGTCTAAATCAATCTTGTCAAATGATAGCATCTCAAGTTCTGCGCGACCAAGTGCGCTATGATATTTGCTGTCGATTGCAACACTTGTTATAATGATGTCAATTTCGGGTGCCAAAAAAGACGATGTATTGACAATCTCATCATACGTCAGTTCTCTTAATGTCACCGACGATTCATTTATACGATAACCTAAGAGAATAGCCTTTATAAAGTGATAATCGCACCGATCAAAGAATGCAACGGTCTTATTTGCCAAGTCAAAGGGACACTTAAATGCGCCAGCCTTGGAAAGGGGTACCATGGCAAGAAAGAAACCTTTTGAGATTGGTGATTGCAAAATAGTCGGGGTCTTGATCTTGAGTAAATCAACGTCATTGACAATGACACGTGTTGTCCCAAGCGTTTTCATCAATGAAGGTGAAGAAGCAATGTCGGAGATGAAATCAATGTGCATGGTTTTATTGAGAAGCTGAAGAGAACCCGTTTGGTTTAACGGATTCGTAGATAATGCATCGGCTGGGTTTTGAAAACCTTCTCTACATTTCATTGCAAAAAGTAACGCTATTGCAATTGCTAAAACTATGCCTATCAAAAGCATTCCTGCAAAGGGCAAATATTTTCTCAAATGCATGTAGCAGAACCGTATTTTATGGTGCGACGCTGGTTCATTGCGGTTTTATTGTATCTCTTGCTCGTGGTTGTAATCGTTCTGGCAAAACCAGCAATGTTTTTCACCGATAGAGATGAAATCAAAGAATGGCGTGTGCATTCAAATGTCAAGAACAGCATTTTTAGCATTAAGTTTGTCTTTCCAGTAATGGCCATCGTGTGTTATTATATAGTTTGTGTGATAAGCGTAATGCTATAAGCCACAAGCGACAAGCGGACAAGCGAACGTGCGAGTATAAAGCTATCTTTCAACGAACATACAATGGAAAATGAAATAATTGGTAATAGAATAAAGTTTGGAGGCATACGACAATGGTTACATAATTATAAACCATCGAAAAATGGACTATCATATGAGTCACTTATGGTTGTCCTTGGACCTCATGGAATAGGGAAGAGCACGCGTATAACACAACTCGTGAAGGAGTGTCAAATGTGGCCATTGCATATACAACCGTATAATTGTCAATCATCGAAGGACTTGAGTGATCTCATATTCAAAGCATGCACAACTCACAACCTTTCTCAGCTATTTTCAGACGATGCCAATCTTCAAAAATGTATTATTATTGATGAATATGAGACACTAGTGTCAAATGACCGCAATATGACTACAACATTAGTTACACTCATCACGAAATCCAAATGTCTCTCTGATGTTCCTATCATTTTGATATGTGATTTAGGCTATGAAAAGAAACTGTCCGACCTAAAAAAGTCAAAAACGATAGTTTCTTTGGGTCCGGTTGATGTACCTTCTATGTTTGTGCATTTTTCAGAGCACCCCCTTTTCAAAACGCTTTCGTCGCAAATTGTTCATGAAGCATGTGTGCAATCGCGAGGAAACTATGTTTTTGCAATTCAACTTTTAAACTTACAACTCACACATAGCAAAATACAAAAAAGTGACATTGAGCCTGCTCATCAAGGCAAACAGGGCAAAGATGGAAAAGATGGCAAAAAACAGGGCGGCAAAACATCAAAAAAGACTACCGTTTTGTCAAGCATGGATGGAATGGATGATAGCATAGATCTATTAGACATGTTCCGTTGTGAAAATGCATCAAAAGTGTTTGAAATTCTGCAGCAAGATGCATGGATCAACCCGATGAGACTGCACGAGAATCTTCCAAGTGAAATCGACTTTCGCAAAGGAACAAAGTCGGCAAAAGAGATGGTGTATGTAAAATGTTTAGAGCACTTTATAAATTGGGATGACGGCATGTCCAAGGCGGAAGATACATTGGAGAGTGCAGTTCAAATCCTTGCTTTAGGCATCAGTCATGAATTATCGATATTGCCGAGGAAGAAAACCGTTGATGATGCCTCTTTGCATAATTTTACTAAAATATTAAGCCAAATGTCATTGCAAAAGAAACATGAACGCACATGGTATCAAAAATGCATTGATAATGCCATTCCAACAAATATATCGAGCCATCTTGTTTGTAATGTTTTCAAATCCTAATTTTTTGTATTCTCTCATAAATAGAGACATGGATACTAAAGAACCTTTGCCCGTGCCGGCACCTACTCCCGCTGCTGCATCTGCCGCAGCTGCCGCTTCTCCTACTCCATCAATTGCCTCGAAAATACCTTCTATTCAAGATCTCAAGGACAACCCCAAGGCGACGTCTGTTGTTGTGACCAGCATCGTTCTTACACTTTTGGCGTTTATCCTGGCATACCTTCTATACAGATACATCAACAAGAACAAAGTCAATCGCGACAGTTACCTTCTACCCGAGAGCAAGGTTCCTCTTGTTGGCACAGAGTACAGAAGCCTTGATGGCCGTAAGATTCCCGTAATTGGAAATGGCAAGCGAACGACCATTATGTTTTGGATCTATCTACACGACATTGACAAATACAAAGGCATTTACCGCCACATTTTACACAGAGGTGAGCGATCGGTTGAAAAAGCGTCTCCCCTCATTTTCCTAGATAAAAATGAAAATAAAATCCATGTTCGCTTTGATTCGAGCTCCAACCCATCATCGGTCAGCATGGCGCAACCGTACGTAGATTCGGTCACCGTTGGCGACGTGACAAAAACGGTTACAAAGGACGAAGACCGCATTCTCTTTGACTTGGCAACACGCGGCGTAACAATCGACTACATTCCTTTGCAACGCTGGGTTCATGTTGCCATAGTTGTAAATGAGGAGGTAAATTCCGGAACCGTCACTATCTTCTTGGATGGCGAACTTGTGAAGCACGAGGTCAGTGGCAAGCAAACAAAAAAGATTGAATTTTCCACGGATGGATCTAACGATGCAAGCTACGATGCCGTTGTGCGCAAATACCAAAACTTGAACTTGGACAAGTCGGGCAACATATGGGTTGGTGGCTCCATGATGGAAACCGACATTGGCCCTGGTTTCTCCGGACTCGTGAGCAAAATCGAGTTCATCAACTATGACATGAACGCTTCTGACATTTACACCAAATACATGGAAGGTCCCATTGACAACCTTGCAAGCAAGCTTGGCCTCCCTGCATACGGTGTGCGATCACCCGTGTATCGCGTCGGTTAAACCGATACTGATATCTATAAAGTAAGGATGCCCTCGAGCATCTGCTTTTGAATCCAGGTGTCGGGATAGTTGGCGGTATTGTACTCCAAACAGTCAAGGTCCAATGTGCTACGAGAACGTAGTTTCCGGACATTATACACCAAATACATGTCAAAATGATGAAGAATGCAAAGGTATTCAAGGTATGTTTTAGAACACGATGTTACTGACAGCGGCACTTTTTTTTCCAAGGGCACCTCTAACAAGATAGAATCATCAACAATATCCCGGTGTATCACACTGACTCTGTTTTCTTGAAGATTTTTCATATGAGTCACAAAAAGGTTTGCATGATTGGATGTCGAAAATGAGAGTAGGCATGTTTTTGTGCATACTCGGTCAATATCCGGTCTTATGAGAGTCTTATGCACTCCAAAATACGACTGTTGTTTTCCCATGATAACATGAACATCTTTTTTGTCTATTATGTAGCGCCGTGGTGCATGAATATTAAATTGCAACATGTTTTTACTGATGTGAAAAATCACGAGCCTCTATATGTAAGCCATCAATTTTCTTCTTATATACTAAATTAGAGAGGGCTATGCTTACAATCGTTATTCAAGTTGTCATGGCCGTCATTTTATTGATTGTCATGCTTGTGGTTGCCTTTTACATCTATAACAAGGAGTATGTAGATGCTATCCGATCTTCGAGCTCCCTTCGCAAAAAGACGGAAGTTTTTGTTGGGATCAAAGACATCAAGAGTAGCAATAACGAGACATACAATGTCGTCGATCGCGAAAGTTTGACGTTTAGAGACATTGGTGGCTCTATCAACCAGCATGCGGGTGCCGAATTCACTTACAACTTTTGGCTTTTCAAGGACAATGCAATCGGTTCCGAGCCTCTGCTAGGAAAAGATATTGTTAATACTGACAATGGACTTCACGCTGAAGATATTATTCTTTTCACAAAGGGATCAAATAAGGTCTTTAATTACAAGAACCAATGTGGAGTATTGAAAGATGACATTCTTGTGAAGTGCCCTCTAGTAAAACTAGAGCGCGGCGGGGATGTGCTTACGGTTGAATTGAACACAATTCAATCCCCGGACGGCACCCGTGAAATGTCTCGCAACACATGCGAAGACAAGCGCATTGATTGGAACACAATGAACTCCCACAAAGTGTCTCTTCGTGGTCTAAGAAACTACAATTTTGACAAGAAATGGTTCATGGTTACTGTCATCGTGCGAGACACCGCCCCCTCCGAACCGTTGCCGATGCGTAACAAAGTAAATGTCAAAATGTATGTGAATGGCGTCAAGGAACTTGATCGTATGATGGACGGCAAGCTCGCTCAAGTGGGTGGGAGCGAGACTGCTCTCCGTCAAAATGAAGGACACCTGTACGTCGCACCTATCATCAAGCTCGGCGCTGCGAATATTCCCGTGTATAGCAACTTTTCGGAGCAATCGCTCATGATGGCCGATCTATCCTACTTCAACTACAATTTGTCCCCCGAAGAGGTGAAGACACTATTTGATGCCAAATACACAAAGAAAGTTGCCGCCAGTATCACCGACTCGCCAAATGGCCGCGACGCCATCAATAACACTGGGGACTTACTATCATTCGCAGATGGTAAGAAACAACTTACCGCATTCTAGATTATCAAATCCATCGTATTTATTTTTCTTGCAAAATTAAGGTTTAAAACAATCATCTTGAATATGAGTAGAGACTTTCACAATGGCTGGAGGATTGATGCAACTTGTGAAGCCGGATTCCACCAAGTCCCATGGGGCTCAAATGGAATATATAACGGTAAATCCCGAAATCAGTTATTTCAAAATGGTCTATCGACGCCATACAAATTTTGCGATGGAAAGTGTTCGACAGACATTTCTTACCAAACCGGTTTTGGAGTCGTCCGGAAGAACGACCTTCACTTGTCGCATTGGTCGTGTTGCGGACTTGTTGAAAGATGTGTTTTTATGTTTCGAGTTGCCGGCCATCTACTCGGACTCGAATCTACGCTTTCAATGGGTTGAGAACCTAGCACACCACATGATCTATACTTTCTCAGCCCGTGTGGATACACAATTGATAGACCAACAACATGGCGAATTCATGGATGTGTGGAATGAGCTGACACTCCCACCTGGAAAGCGAGCACTCTATAATAAGATGACCGGACACGTGGATGCTTTTTCGAGTCCAACCGCTCAAAATAAAAAAATTATGATTACAAATAATCGAATAAGTTTCAAGGCATATCCCACCAGTTTGCCAAATCGGCCCTCGATTGTCGGAAGAAAATTTTATGTTCCGCTTCCATTCTTCTTCACCAAGCATGCTGGATTGTCATTGCCACTTATTGCACTTCAGTACCAAACGATTGATGTAACGATTGAGTTCAGAAGCATCGAGGAACTTTACCAACTATATGATGCATCGATCGGTAAGTACGTAAGTCCGCTGTACTACAATCAGTTACATGGAACATCCTACAACATTTCAAGCTTTCTTGCACATGGCGGCGGCGGCACTACGCGAACAATTGATTTAAATGCATACTTGGAGTGCAACTACATTTATTTGGATACAGAGGAGAGAACTGCACTTGCAAGAGCGAGCACAGACTATTTAATTGAACGCGTCTTCAGGGTGGGAACCGATGGTTTAGTCAATACCGCCACCATCAATTTGACACTGCAAAATCCCGTCAAAGAATTAATATGGATCACTCGGCGATCGGATGCATTGAGAAACTACAATGATTATACGAACTATATGGACTCGGTCCAGGATATAAATCCACGAACGATTCTGAAGACGGCGAAAATCGTTTGGAATGGCATGGACCGCATTGAAGAGAAAGATGCCGAATACTTCAATCTTCTAGTGCCATACAAACATCATAGTAATTCTCCCCGTGACGGCGTGTATGCGTATAGTTTTGCACTTCATCCCGAAAAGTTGCAGCCAAGTGGTGAGTTCAATGCATCCATGATAAACGATATCTCATTGTTTGTTACATTGAACCCTCGCGAGGATACAACGTACGAGCATGAGATCGTTGTTTATTCCGTTTATTATAATATTTTCAGAGTCATGAGTGGTTCCGGTGCAATGGTTTTTGCATATTAATTTCAATTTTATTTTATGTTTGGTTCAAATTAGAGGTATGCATCTGGTGCTCGTTTTAGTCATCATATTGATTGCTTATATTATATACTCGTATATTCAATCATATAACACAATGGCCAATGAGCTTCGTGAAATCAGACTAAAATGTATGCAAAGTGGAGTCAAAATGGTATCCCCGCCTACCAAGGAGCCCATGCAAGTTATGTCCAACGACATTATATCTTCGTTGAAGTCCTTACAAGGCATGATAGCCAAGAAATATTAAACGGGTATAAGAAATATTCATCTTATTTTTGTAATCTTAAATGCCTCCGAGATCGGCAACAGCTGGAACGCGTAAGAAAAAGGCGAAAGTTGAAGTTGAAAAACAAGAGGAGCCATCCGTTACTGAACCGGTACCTCAAGATCATGTAATTGTACAGCTAAATATTTCATCGCAGACGATTGAGGACATCATTCAGTGCGACAACTTTCAGCAGATTCTCGAATATAGACCCGACATTAGAGACCCGATTCCCTACAACCCGTGTAATTTCTTCGATTCCCAAAATGATCAACTTGAAACTTTGCCACTCGCCGTTGAAACCAAAAAAGACAAGAAGACCGTAAAGGCCTCGAATGAAATTGAACCGGCCATGGAGACGAATGCTCAAATATATGAGGAAAATAAGTTGATGTGCTTTTGGTGTTGCCACGACATTGGCGCGAGCCGATACGGCATGCCATGTGCGTATGACGGCAATCATAACTCATTCTCCGTATATGGTCACTTTTGTTCATTGGAGTGCTGCGCCGCTCATAACTTCTCGGTCCATATGGGATGTGACCGTATGTGGGAAATTCACTCGTGGATTCAGCTATATGCACGCCAAATTGGTTATGGGACTCCTGTGCGTCCTGCACCAAGCCGATATTTGCTTAAAATGTTCGGTGGTCCAATGGCAATTGATGAGTTTAGAACAGCACACAAGGGCTCGGCCCGAACTTATGTTTTGAACATTCCGCCTCTTGTAAATATTCAGCCTCAAGTTGAATCGATTAATACATCATTCTTGTTTAAAAATAAAACTGAATTGGGTGATCAATCTAAAGTTATAAGAAAGAAATCTATTGTTGATTCGAGTAAAACTCTTGATCATAAAATGAACTTGTCGTACGAATAGACAAATAAAAGGATTTAAGGAAAAATTTGAAGTTGTATTTGTACATGCCTAATATACCTACATGCACAATGTCTGAAACCACTGTACCAACGATGTATCGTGTATCTACAATCACATGCAATGGAGATATTATAAAAAATATTAAAAGGGATGTTCCGCCTCCCATCCCGAGCGGTAAGCCGCGTGGGCGTCGTGGTGGTGTCGCTCGACAAGCGCCGATTGTGCCAGTGGTGAAGCCGGAGTTCAAAAAGAAAGACACTTTGATCCATTTGCAAGTCTTTTTCGATAATGTTCGTCTTGTGGATTCGAAAACGGACGATGTCGGATTCATTTGGGCGGAGAATGGTCCAAACCGGAATCGAGGCGACAATCTAAAAAAACCAAAACGGAATGCAGAAGATCGTAAAATTTTTGACAACCAAGTGACCGTTGTTTATCGGTTTGAGACGGGCTACAAGCCAAATATTAAACTATTTCGCAATGGAAATATTCATGTCACCGGTATTCGAAAACCAGAAGACGGTGAATTCATTGTCAAGCTCATGAGTGACGAGGTTTTGCGAATCGCAAATGATGGGTTTGAAATTCTGAACAAGGACCATGTGAGTGATACTTCGTTGATCGGACCTTCTAATTTCAAGATACGAATGATCAACAGTGATTTCTCCGTACCGTTTCGAGTCCGACGCAAGGATCTTCACAAGCTTTTGATTTCAAATGTGTATGATAACATATGCAGTTTTCAACCGGGCACCTATCCGGGCGTTAAACTACAATTTTATTGGAACACACAATATGACAATAACGAAGGTAAATGCCTCTGCAGGTGCGAGGAAAGAGACCATTGTGATGGAAAGGGTGACGGATCTCAAATGGGTTGTTGCAAGAAAATTACAATCTCTACTTTTGAGAGTGGAAAGGTCCTCATAACGGGGGCAACATCGTTTGTTCAAGTTAATAAAGCATACGCATATATTTGCAAGGTGATCATGAGCAATCAAGACATCCTAAAAAAAGTAGTTGATCCCCCGAGCTGCGCATCTTAGCGGAGCTTAGCGCATCCTAACGGAAGCAGCTACTGTTGAGCATGGGAGCATCCATGTAATCTGTTAATTTTTGTTCATTATTTCCTGGGCGAGTAAAGCTTGGAATGAAGTATTGGGCGTTGGGTGGAGGATTTGCGCTCTTCAAGTTGTCGCGTACCATGACTTGTGCATCTGGAACAACAGGCACATTTCCCCATGGGGCATTTTGTGCAAATGGGGTGCCGGTGTAAAGACCACCATTTACTTGGCGCGGCGGGATTGGAGTGGGAAGGGCGTCAATGTAACTATAATTTAATTGCATTATACTGCGGTCTCTAATGAGTTTAAAGAATATTTATTTCATATAGAAAGTACGATTCACATGTCAAAGAAACGAAGTGCCGAAGATATTGATCATGCAGACCTATCCAATGAAGAAATTTTGAAAATTGTTGAGGAAATCATTTCCGATCCTATGAGTGAAAAGGAGAAAATTATTGAATACGGTAAAAAGTACCCTGAATTTTCAAAATGCCATGAGATGCTTTTCGAAGTGGTTTGCCGACCAAATTTCGATTTGGCACGTTTGAAATATATGATGAGTCTAAGATCTCAAATTCAAAATAATTCGACCACTGTTGAAACAGCTTCAAACCGCGTGGGCCTGCAATTATTTAATCAATATGTAAAACCGATCGTCGATGCAAACCCCCCTAAACCCTAAATGCCTTGGCCCAAAATCCTAACCCACGCGTGCGCGAGCTACATGAGGCACATGCACGCCTGCATACTGCCATTCACTCTTCCTCTCGCGGCTTTGTGGAAATAAATAAAAAAAATAAAAATGCAGCCCACCACCCTACTAATTCCTGCCCTTCAGGACGGCAAATTTGTTTTTCTGCCAATTTCTTTTTCCCGGCCTACCGACAGCATGCCAACGATTTTTACAGCCGCGCCCGTCCCCACTTCGATGGAGGGCTTGCGCAACAGCATGGCAGCAATTATTTCCAAGGACGTCGCGGTGCCCCTCAAGAAGCCGGAAATTATTTCCAAGGACGTCGCAGTGCCTGTCGAGGAGCCGGCAATTATTTCCAAGGAGGCCGAGGAGACCGAGGAGGTGGATGAAAATATTTCCACCGTGCATATTTTTGATATCAAGGTGCATCTGGTGCGCAAGAAGGGCGAGCCCTACGTTCTCGAGGAGAAGATCTCCATTCCCGGCAAGTCCTACAAGACGCCCGAAGATCTCATCTACGAGATCAACCGCTCCGTCAAGCTTCGCGGCGTCCGCAACGGCAACATCTACACGATTTCTTTCGACGCCAAGAAGAAGATGCTCTTTGCCTACAACCACCACCGCCAGCCGCGCGGCTCGACGCTGACCATCACCCCCATCGGTGATCTGGGGCATGGACTTGGGCTTGTTCAAGAGGAGAGCATGCCGATGCGCAACGAGGCCAAGCTTTACTTTCACTTCCGTCCTCTCAAGAAGGTTTTGGCAATGGAGTAAAATAAAAAGGACAAAATTTATAGCTTTTGTTGGTGTTCTTTTTTCAACGCGCATGTGTAACATATTAAAATATTACTCTGACAGTGCCGAGTCTAGGTAAGAAAAGCACTCTGCTGTGCGGAAATTCATGTTGAACATATTCTGTGTCGCAAAGTAGTGAATGAGAATGCGCATATTCTTCATGGTCTGGTGATGGCATAGATAGTGATACACCGCAAACGGTGTAATGTATGCATGTGTGTGAGTGGTTACTTGGATGTGACGCAGTTGCGCGAGATGAAAGCGAATGATGGGTGACAGCTTAGCATCCATCTCCTTGTCCATCTTGTAACGCTGGTAATGCGTGTAGTACTTCGTGGTCTTCAGAAAGCACTCGTAAAGGATATCGCGCATGGTGCAAATCACCGTATGAATAATATAGACAGGCACCATCTCCCGACCAGAAGAGTCCTTCGGGATCTCGAGGTCCTGGCAGTATGCCTTGATATAGTCATTCACATGGTAGTGTGGCTTGTTTTGCATATAGACCCACACCATGTTGATCCACGGGTTCGGATTGCCGAGGTTTTGTTCTTCTTGCAAGATAACCGACGGCATACTGACCTTGTAAAGCTGGCCATTGGTTCGGCGAGCAATGATGCCAAATGTATTGTTCGACGTGCGCATCCATTCGATGGCGGCCTCCGGTTGCTCAAACCGCTGTGCATAATACACGCCTACGTCAGCAAGGGGCTTTGAACTCATATCGTCCTCCTCCATCGATCGGCGTCCGCGAGAAGAGATGTGAAAGAGCTTTGCATACTTCTCACCGAGATGCGAATACTTCACGATGTGACCATTCTCGTAATGCACTAGAAGGAATGCATACGACTTGTTCTCATCAAGGTGCTTCGCAAACTCTCCGCGAAGAGCAGCACGACGCTCCTTCTTCGTGTCAAGACCACAGAAATCCATGTCCGGAAAGAGGACAGCAATCGCCTCGTCAAACATGTCGCCATGTGTCTTCGAAGGATGGTGGTAGCGAGAGCTATCCACCGAAGGGCATGCAGATGTGCCAAAGTGCCAAGACCCATTGTGGATGTAAGCCGACACAACAGTGCCCTCGAAACTCTCCTCGCAAATGTCAGTAGGCTTCATGATATTTTCGTATTGAATGTCGCTCAAGCGGTCAGGGATCGCAGAGGAGAGGCTGACAACAACATTTTCGTTGATGGGTGTGTTGAGGTCAAGAACGACGCTACGACACTCATCGTAAAGAGCCTGGAAATGCTCAACATCCGTGCGCTTGTATGTGTTATGCAGTAGAATGAGGCCGCTCTCGTCGAAAAACTTCTTCCACTGCAGCGCCGGCCAGTAGTGCTTGCTTTTCAGAATGAGCTGCAGCGCAACATCACGCGGCATGCCATCGTTAGAGGCCTCATGCACCTCAAGAAGGAGCTTCGTAAGCTCAGGGAACATCTGGGGGGTATCGTGAATAAGAGACATGGTATCGTATATAGTGGAGAAGGGCGTTTCTTTGTATGTATTGTTGATAATTTCTTAAATCACGACATCATTTTTTCTTGAATGATGACAAAAAAATTACACTAACATGAGAGGCTTATTACGCTTTGCGGAATATAACCCAGCGATTTACGAAGCTGAATTTAGTTTGTACGGGGTCTTTTTTCAAAGCTTCAATTGATTGATAGAGGTTGGTCATGTTGTAATTGTTTGAATCCGGTTTCTTTGATTGAAATGCCTCGTCGAAGCTATGAAATGTGTCCTTGAACATTTCTGTGGCGACGACTTCGAGACCCTTTTCGGCTGCGAGTTTTACCAAGAGAGGATATTTCACTAGATATTCCAAAATAAGTTGGTTTGTGTTCTCAAGATATACATCAACGACTCGTCCAAAGGCATGAATTTCATCAAAGACGTCATACTTGCGTAAAATCGCCCAAACCGTCTTCGATCCCTTTTTACCTTCAATTTTCCCGTTTTCCTCGAGCATGCTATGAACAGTATCACCATCCATAAATGTAGCTATGAAGCGCCCCCCTGTCCCAAGG